GACAGCGTCCAACGGAACTTTATGGGTCTTAAGATGGCCTGAATTCCCCAAAATTTGTAGGCTACGCGGGGAATTTTCGCGCTGAAATAATATCATTCCTTGCCGCCTTTGTCAAGGACATTGATAGCAGCGTGGGCACTCTGCATATCGGGATGAATATAGCGCTGGGTGGTCGTAAACTTGGTATGCCGCATGATCTCCTGTATCACGCTGGGCGCAGTCTTGGCGAGCGCCAGCGCCGTCGCCGTGGTATGGCGGCACGAGTACGGCGGTAAATCGCGCACCCTCTCCCTGGCGAGGGGGGCGGGATACTCGGTATAAAAAATATCCGCGTTCATGCCGACGATGCGCCCCTTCTTGCTGCTCACGTTGGCGAGAATATCCTGGACAAGCGGTTCGAGCCAGTCGGGATAAATCAGCGGCGTTGATTTGCGCTTCTTGGTTTTCAGGCCGCAGCCGATGATCTCGTGCGTATCGGTGTGTATCATGTCGGCTGTGCAGCGCAGCAGTTCACCGGGCATCATGCCGCTGTATATCATCAGCAGCGGGAAGCGCATAAACAAGTCACCGTTGTCGTAGGCTGTCCACAACGCATTTATCTCATCCTCTGCAAACGGCTTTTGCTCTGTTTCAGCAAGCGGCGGCAGTTCGACAAACTCCGCGAGATTTGTTCGCGCCTGCCCTTCGGCGACGGCGCGCTTGAACAGCTTGGCGAGCATGGTTTTCATGTCTTTCGCGGGGTAATATGTATCGGCCTGCGAGTCCACACAGCTTTGCAGATTATCTATCGTAAGCTCCGCTACGGGTACGTTTTTGAGGGAATCAAGCCGACGCCATGCGATATCATACGCGCACTGCTTGGAGCTGCCGAGCTTATCGTATGCACCGCTCTTTTCCCACCATTTATAATAATCATTGAGCGTAGGCCGGTATACTTGCTTCGGCGCGGTTTCTGTGGGATTGGCCGCAAAGGCGAGCGCGGCGGTTTTAGACGGGAAGCCTCCCTTCGTTCCGCGCCGCTGGTGCAGGCTGCCGGACGCATCAACAAACGTGTCGATAGTCCATTGCGCTGTCCATGTCTTGCCGCGCCGGTACGCTGTGCCCTGCCCGTTCCCTCGCCCCCTACGCGGCTGCGCGTTTTGCCGCGCCCCGCAGAACATGCAAAATGCGCTTATATCCGGGATTTCTTTCTTGCACTTACGGCATATCATTTCCTTAACATCCTCAGGGCGTACACCATGACACACACGGCGGCAACGACTATCAAACCAAAAATAACAACAAGGACGCTGGATCCGGCGGACTGAAAAAGCCCCGCCGTTACAAGCTGGGCATCCCACACCATATACGAAATTAAACACACGAGCAGCAGGGCGCAGACAGCTAAAAGCGCGTATACGACAGGCCTGCGGCTTACAAGCTGTGCTTTGAGCATGGCGTTTACCTCTTCGAGCCGCTTGACGTCTCCGGCCTGACGGACATTATCCATTTCAAGCTCATGCACGGCGGCGGGGTCTGACGCGGGGCAAAGCCCGCACAGTTCATCCAGAGACAAGCCGAGGGTATCACATATCGCTGCCTGCTCGAAGAGCTTTGGGTTTGGCGCTGTATCGGCGCTCTGGGTGGCTATAGCAGAGTATGATACGCCGGACTGCTCCGACAATTCGGCGAGGGAAAGGCGCAAGTCATTACGCGCGTCGGTTACTTTACGATTATAGCTGTCAAAGAACGGGATAAGACGCTGATACGGGGTCATTTCACACACTCCCAAAAGTTTTCTTTGTTCCTGGCAACGGGGAAAAGGCCTTTTGCCGCAGACCGAGACGACATCTCGAAACCGGGCGTGGACTATGCCGGGCGCAGATGATAGGCTATAAGCGTAGCAGATAAGTCGGTTTACAAGGTATCTGTTACATGCCCCGGCGGAGGCTGGCACCAATGCCGGGGCGCGTTTTTACGATAAGGAAACCACGACCAGAATACATAGCAGCGTGAAGACTATTAAAAAGACTATCAGGACAGTCCAGCCCTCGTCTAGTTTCTGGCGAGAATGCTTTTCAGGTTGAAACCTCGGCGCTTCCGGGGGCTTCTCGCCAAATATGCCTCGGTAGTCTATCTCGTGGGGAACATCCCGATAACATATGTGAACGTTTGACGGCTGGCTTTCTCGCGGCCTGGCTGGAGCAGGGGCGGGTTTCACGGGCTGCGCCGCGCTTTTATCACTCGGCGTAGAGAGCCACTTGTGAAACAACACACCGCCGATAAATGCGGCGACTACGGAGATGATCCAGCCAACCTTCAAGTAGCTTTGCTGAGGCTCCTCTGTGGAGGAACCAACGCGCTCAAAGGCTGCGGACTCCACAGCTGCTTGATAAAGCTCCGGATTCGCTGTAACTACCACATGGCCGCCTGACGCAATTGCGCGACTCGGAGTCGGCGCGGGCGTAGCTTTTGCAACATACGTATAGGGGCAGTCGAGCACACCATCACCGTCTATATCATAGTGGTCGTGCGCTGGGTAGCCGTGATGGTAGTGGTATTCGCCGGTTGCGGTAACGTAATGCCCGCCGTTACTGTCAGTTCTGCCCGGATGGGCGAAAGCAATTGACGACAGCGCACAAGCGGCGGCGAAGACGAAACAGACGAAGATGAGAAGCTTTTGAACCATTTTCACACTTTCGCCACTCCTCTTATACGTATTTACCGATTACGGGAGAAGAGGGCAAGCAGCATGGGAAGAAGCTGGGTGAAAAAATACAGCGCGAAGCAGATGTAAAACACGAGTATCCAGCCGTTGAACGGCATCGACAGGGCGCGGAAGAAACCCCATACATATAAAATAAGCTGGATTATGCCGCCAACGGTCGGCGCAAACGTAGCGACGGCGACGATGGCTATGGTAATGAGCAAGCCGAAGTTAAAAACGGTAAGCAGCGGGGCAAAGGTATAGATCAGCGAAAGCACATACCAGACCGCAATACCGGCGCCGCCAAGCGCGGTTACAAGTTTATCGCGTAATGTGTTCATAAAAATCCCCCTTTTATTCACAGATTATACATATTTTAGCACGATTAACCGATATATTCCATACCGGTTTTCCGGTTCTACTTTATTCACAAATAAAACGTACCAAAATAATGCAAAATGACGAAAGACGGAGGGGAAACATGGAGAAAGAACGGGAAATACTGATTGCGGAGCTTGAAAAGCTGGCGGAGAAGCTGACATACGAACAGCTGAGGTCGGTGTACATCTTCACGCTGCAAAAGACAAAATAAGCGGGAACAAGCCCGATACGGAAATCACTCCGTATCGGGCTTGTTCAGTTTATCGGCAAGTCTTCGGAACACTGCGGAGAGCTCCTTCCACTCTTCGACAGAGGTCTCGGCCATAAATTCAATGAGCAGCTGCTCGATATCCGAGCGCTTGCCCTCGGAAAGCTGGCCGATGTACTCATCTATAACGTCGCACAGCGACTTCGGCGGGAAGGACTAACCGCCGCCGGTACGCAGCCACACCTCATCTACATTATATACTCGGCAGATTGCTGCAATCATCATATCGGAGACGGCTGCACGGCCATTTTCAACATTATTTATCATGTCTCGGCTCGCGCCCAACGGTTCACCGAACGCGGTTTGCGACAGTTTTTTTAGTTTGCGGACTTGCTTAATTCTTTCGTTCATAGTTGCACCTCCTCTCGTGGCCTAGCATAAGAATAGCACATGTTTTTGAGTATGTCAACTCAAAAAAGCATAAAAATATTTGCAAAATGGGTTGACAAACTCAAAAATACAAGCTATAATGAGTCCATCAGCTCAACAAGGCGAGTGATAGTACACAAGGGGGTGAGTCAACGCACGACATCAGGTTCATCGAGACCGAAAGAGAAATCCTGCTGAGCGCGGACGGGCTTATATGCGCGAGGTTCGACACTTACGGCGAGGCATGGAAGCACGCGGCATGGATGCACAAGGCCGCGGGGCAGGAGTTCACGATCGAGGGGCAGGCGGCCGAGGAATGGTTCGACGAGATGGACAGACGGAAGCTGCTGGACAAGAGGGCTTATCAGCTTCAGGAAAAGACGACCTGAAGGACGAGCGCGGCGACGCCGCAGACAGCGCCGACAACGGAGAGAGCAAAGGTTGACCACCACTGCAAATCCTCCTTGCGCTTATGCTCAAGCTCTTCAACGAGCGCGGGGTTAAGCGCGGCGAGCGCGTCAGGGTCTCCGGAATAGGTGGAGAGCGTGACAGGCCGAGGCGCGGGAAGAGCGGATTCGAGATCGGCAAAGCGGCGGTAGCCCGTAGCGCGAAGGATAGCGCCGATGTACTTCTCCTTCTGAATGACCCGACAGAGGCGGCACTGATATCTGTTCATAGCAAAAATCCTTTCATAGCTGGGGCTTATGCGCCCCGCCCTATTCTACAAAAGATTTCAGGAAATGGCAAGAAAAAACGGAGGTGAAACAATGAGCGAGCAGGAGAAAAAGGCGGCGAAGGAGCTGCTGGACGACCTGAAGAAGATCCCGGCGGACGGCGCGGATTATATGCGCGGGTATATGCGGGGCAGGCTGGACGGCATCAAGAACCGCAAGGACAAGGAGGACGAGGAATGAGCGCAGACCGGGAGTATAGAGAACAGGGTACTGCGGCGTACAGAAAACTGCGAATACCTTTCGACTATTCGAACTTAAAGAAGGAAATCGCCAAGCAGTACAAAACGCAAAGAGCCTTTGCACGGGCGATGGGGCTTCCTGAGAACTCGGTGTATCGGAAGTTAAACGGGAAATCGGACTGGAAGCAGCGTGAAATCGTGGCCGCAAGTATGCTGCTCGACATATCGTTTTATCTGATGCCGGCTTATTTCTTCAACGTGGATACGAAGCGAGAAGGGAGACCACACAATGAACTTTGATTATTCTCTGCTAAGAGGGAAAATCGCCAGCAAGTACCGCAATCAACGGAACTTCGCACGGGCGATAGGCATTTCAGAGCATTCAGTGTCTTTCAAGCTCAACGGGAAGAAACAGTGGCGGCAGGACGAGATCGTAAGAATATGCGAGCTGCTTGACATACCGGCGATTGCGATATCGATCTACTTCTTCCGTGAGGCGGCAGAACAGGAGGCACGACATGACCCTTGACGACATCGAGGCGATGACGGCGGCGACGATAAGCCCGGCACAGGCGGCAAGCGTGATCGGCTGCAACGAGCAGGCGCTGCGCATACAGGCGCGGGAGCGCCCCGAATGGCTGGGGTTTCCGGTTATCCGCATCAACAACCAGATAAAGATACCCCGCGAGGCGTTTTTGCGATACATGGGGCGGGGCGAGAGGGGGTCTGAGCGATGACGAGCCCCTGCGCAAACTGCGGGGAGCGGGAGGCGGGCTGTCACGGGAGCTGCGGCGCGTACAAGGAATGGCGCGAGCGCTGCGACGCGGCGCGGGCGGCAAAACGGAAAGGCTCGCCGGCGGCGGCGTACCTCTCGGCATGGAAGCGCAAGAAGAAGCTGCACGAGCAAAGACACAAGCGCAAATAAAAAGCCGCCCACGGGCAGGAACCCCGTAAGGCGGTAAGGAAAACACATGACTATATCATAGCACAGAGAGAAGGAAAAAGCAATGGCAGAATGTGAGCTGCGGATGAACAAATTCGCAAATCTCACTCAAAAATACCCGATGCACCGCGACGGGCGCAAGACGCTGTACTTCGTGGTTGAGCATCGGCCGGATCACACCCGCGCAGGGTATGAGGTTGAGCGGGACGGCAAGACCGTGCAGTTCGTCGACCTCGCGGATGCGGTGAAGTTCTTCAACGAGAGGAGGCGCGGGAAATGACGCCGACGACGGCAGAGGTGGTTTTATGCGCGGTGCTGGGCATACCGCTGGCGCTGGGGCTGCTGTGGGCGCTGTTTGTGGCGGCGCTGGCGGCCTACGACGACTACCGCAAGGACTACAAGCGGAACCGGCTTCACCCTGAGCGATACAACGGCTGGAACTACTGAGGAGGGATAAACGTGTATCAGATACCGGACGACCCTATAATCCGCTGCATGGAGGCGAAGGAAGTCCACGGTTTCCCCGCGTATATGGTGACCAGATATGGCAACGTGATTAATATCGCAAGAGGAAAAGTAATAGCAAAAATACCTGATAAAGATGGGTACAACAAAGTGAACCTGTGGCGCGGGAACAAAATGTACACGAAACGTTTGTGTAGAGTAGTCGCGGAAGCGTTTATCCCCAATCCGGAAAACCTCCCGCAAATAAATCACAAGGATGAGAACCGCACGAATGATAGTGCAGATAATCTTGAATGGTGTGACGCGAAGTACAACAACAATTACGGCACCAGAACAGAACGCGTCCGGCGTAAACTCGGCAGGGCTGTAATCGCTATCGATTCTAACGGCAACCTAATAGAGTTCCCTTCGATGTCTTACGCTGCGCAAGAGACAAAAATTTCCCGCAATAGAATTACCAGCGCTATAAACACAGGAAACACGCTCACGGGGTATGTATGGAGGCTGAAAAATGAAGCTAATCGCTGATGACCCTATCATAAGATCCATCGAGAGAACCGGTTACCCTTATTGGATGGCCGATACGGGGGCGGACGACGAGTACGACAAGGGGGACGAGGACGACGAGGAGGACGAGGACGATGAATAACCTCAGACTCTGGCGAGAGAGCCGCGGGCTCAAGCAGACGGAGCTGGCGGCGATGGTGAAGCCCATCGACGCAAGAATCGACAGCAGCATGATAAGCCGCTTCGAAAATGAGATGTGCCTGCCGACACCAAGCGTATCAAAGGCACTTGCAAGCGCGCTGAACGTGCCGGAGAGCCTTTTATTCGGCGGAACAGAGCAGCTTTACATCTCCGGCGTAGTCGACGGAGAAGCCCGCGCAGAGCCGGAGAGCATGGACGTGACAGACCTGATAGCCCATTTCCGCGAGGCGGGCAAGGGCGCGGCGATAAGCCGCCGGGCGCTGGCGAGCATGATGGACGTATCCGACAGGCATCTGCGGCGGATCATCGAGGAGGCGCGCAACTGCGGCTACCTCATAATCAACGACAGCGACGGCACGGGGTATTTCCTCGCGGCGTCCAGCGCCGAGATAGAGCGGCACTTCCGACAGGAAAACGCGAGGGCGCGGAGCATATTAAAGCGGCTGAAGGCCGCAAGGACAAGGCTGAAGGAGGTAAACATAATATGACCTTATACGAAATAGACGAGGAAATACAGGAGCTGTTAAGCGAGACAGACCCTGAGACCGGCGAGCTTATCACGGACTATGCAGTGCTTGACGCGCTGCTCATGGAGCGCGAGGCCAAGATAGAGAACATCGTGCTCTTTATCAAGAACCTTTCCTCCGACGTGCGGGAGCTCAAGGCGGAGGAGTCCGCTCTTGCCGAGAGGCGGAAGAAGGCGGAGAAAAAGGTCGAGAGACTGCGCGAGTATGTGTTTCACGCGCTGGGCGGCGAGAAGTTCCAGACCCCGCGCTGCTGCGTGAGCTTCCGCAAGAGCACGGCGCTTGAGCTGGGCGAGGGCTTTACCGAGTGGGCAAAGGAACACGCCGACACTCTCCTGAGATATAAGGAGCCGGAGCCGGATAAGGCCGCAATCAAGGCGGCGCTTGCGGAAGGCGCCTTGATTCCCGACGCAAAGCTCGTGCAGAACACCACGATGACGATCAAATGACATAAGGAGGAAAACACATAATGGAGAAAAAGACAAACGCCGAGCTGCTGGGCGACACTGTGATGATCGTCCCCGCGGCAGTGTACACGGACTACGTAGAGCGGGCGACAAAGGCGGAGACGCTTATCGACACGCTCAACGAAAAGATAAGCGATATGACGGTGCGGCGCTGGCAGATCGAGAAGGAGCGCGACGCGGCGCTGGCGGAGCTCGAGGAGGCGAAGGCGAAGATAGAGGCGCTTGAGGGGGTGACGGAGGATGAGTGATAAGCTGCGGTTCTATAACGCCGCTGCGGAAGTCCCCCGCGAGGCGAAGAAGCCCATAGGCGGCGGCAGACTCAAGGGCATGACGGATATCAAC